ACACAGCAAATTCGACCTCCACTATTCCACTTCTCTTGACCATATAAGAGGGCTTCTTTTATAGTTCCTAAAGTTCTAAAGTTTTTATCTTTATCTCTAATTTTTTGAAAGATAGGTTGTTTATCTTTATTGTAGTACGTTGCTACTTGGACTTTTTGTCCTTTGTCTTCTGCGATTTGGTAATTCCAGAAAGTCGTACTTTCAAGTGTGATATTCCTTCTCGGCAAAGATTTACACTCGCCTTGTATAAGATTAATATTATTCGCCATATTTGTTTTATTAGTTTGATTAATTTCTCCATCAGTTTTATCAGCAGACCCATAAGTGTTGCAACTAAAGCAAAAAGTATGCCCATCATCGTATAGGGAATTTGCATCAGATGACCCACAAGATTTACAAGGTAAGTGAGTAATAAACGTACTTTCATTTAACTCCGTTTCTGGTTTCATAATTACTTACCAAACCAATTTGATATATCTTTGTAATTAAAATACATTCTCCAACACCAACTACGTAGCATTGAGATTGCCGTAAAAATTAAAGCAAGATGTATGCTGTTTAAAATTGTGACTTCATATCCAAAAAATGGAAAAACAATAATTTGAGTTAGGATTGCTAAAAGAAAACCAGACCCTATGTCAATGGCAGTTTCTAATCCTGTCTTTTTAACTACTGTTTCAAATTCTATTTCTCTTTTCATACTTTTGTTCCAAATACTGTTGTTTCTTTTTCTGGTTGGTTGGTGTCATAACTAAATTTAATTCCTTTAGGTTCTAAAGAAGATAACTTAACTTGTAATTCACCGTTTAATTTTTTATGTTGTTGATTTATTTCTTCTAAATTTAAATTAGCTTTATATAAATCCGTACACCTTGTACTTAATTGTGTAATTTTAGTTCTTAATAGAGCAATTAAATTAGTTTGATCTTTAATAAGTGTTGATGCTTTTGTTAAAGCGTTAGCAATATCTCTTTGCTCATGAGTTATTCTAACTTCGTTTTCTAATGTCTTATCGTTTTCTTTATCTCCCATAGCCACTCCTCTGGTATTAATTTATCTGCATATTGAAAACCATTTTTGGTACACCAATCTGCGTATGATGTTTTTGATTTTTTATAAATTTTGTTTTTCGAATTACCGAAGACAAACCTAATGTCTAATTTAGGGTGTTGTTGTTTGACGAGGAGATGCTTCATTCTATCTTCTCGCTTTAGATAACCTTTTATTTCAATAATAATTCCATTATCTAATTCTAAATCAGGCGTATACTTGTGTTCTTTAGAGGGCTTGAAATAATGCACTACACATTTCTCATATTTAAAACCAACTTTTCTTTTAGTTAGGTTCTCAATAACAGACACTTCAAGCCCACTTCTAAATTTAGAAGTCGCTTTCTTCTTCTTGCGATACTTCCACATTTTGATTTGCAGGTTTCATTTCGAAACCGTCTTCTTGTGAAAAACCAAATTGTTCTTCTGCGTTTTCCCCATTTCCTTTACCTTCGACTAACTCGATGATTTGGACTGCCTTTAATCTTAAAGTACAACCTGCACCAAGCATGTTCGTAAAGTAAGGGACACATTGAAAAGCGACCTTCATTTTTGTACCACTATAAACAGATAATGTTTGTGTAATTACTTGTCCTTTAGCGTCAAATACCTTTGGGCGTTGCTCAAAGTCAGTTCCACTTTTCGTATTTACTTTTGCTTTTAATTTAAAAGTAAACTCAACCTTACCGTCTTTTAACGACTTATAAGGTTTATGGGGAGATAACTTACCTTTATTTTTACTAGCAGCTTCACTAATTGTTTCTTCTACTAAATCAACAATAGGTTTAGCTTGTATTTTAGGTAAAGTTAGTTTCGTTCGATACAATCCGTTATGATCGAATTTAGTATCGGGCGAAAACAAATAAGGATAATTTGCTATACCCTCACTTGTTGTATGCGTTTTTAACTTAATTGTTTTTTGCATATTGTAGTACCTCCATGTGTACACCTAAACTCGTTGTCCTTGATTATTTTTTATTTAAAAATATTTGTTTTAAAATACTTGTTGTAGGATTAAATTTTTTAGTACACGACAACAGTATACAACTTAAAAATAATATTAAAATTATAATTACTATTTTTTTAATTGTTTTATGTTTTATAGATTTACCATAAATAATCATTTACAAATACAACCCATTAAATCTCCACTACCGTCATTCATTACATGAACATTAAAAGGTGCATCATAATATGTTGTTAGGTGCAATCTTAAAATATCGCATAAATCAAAACAATCTATTTCACTTAATAGTTCTATACCTTTTGTCATTTCCTTTGTCACTTCGACTAGGGTGTATAGACCATCGTTTAGTAGTATTAAATCCATTAGACATTTTTCCATTCCCAGAATCTATTTTCGTAATCTAAAACAACTCCTTTAGATAATTGTCCTACTTTTTCTGGGTAAACATAACCGAACACATCTGTATCAATTTCTTTAAATTCATACCCTGCTCCAAGTTCAATCATGTTAGTATGTTTTAATGTTTCATCATTAACTTCATAGAGTTCGCCTTTAACTGCAAACCCACTACCATTTTCTTTTTCATAAATATAAGGAAACGAGTTTCCTCCTGCTGATGTCATTACAAATTTTTGAGAAAATGTAATATAGTTTCTATCAATTAACTTACTGCCCTCTAACGCTTTGTGTAGAGCACCATCAGATTTTAAAGTTCCATACACTAATAACTTTGTCATTTGTTCCTTTCTTTTTGTTAAGATATAATTAGCATTTAGCTGAAAAAATATCTACTATTTTTAACTGAAGTAACGTCTAAACTTCCACGTTCAGGTGGTGGTTTTATTTTACTTTGTAAATCTTCAGGTAACTGGTCGAGAAACTCTTTGTGCAGGAGCTCCAGATAATCACCAGAAAATAAGTCGACCACAACTTGACGTATTATGCGATGTAAATCATCAATACGATTAGGTGTTGTAGCAAATGAATCGTGTATCATCATAAGATTAGGAATTGGTTTAGCGTCCATTTTACAATACAAAGCTGTGGCACAAGCAATCGCACCGTCTAAACTGTGAACAATGTTAGGGCTAGCTGCTGAAGCCATTTTCCTAGTATCTTTTCTATCCATTTGTCGTCTTAATGTTGTGTAAACCATTGACCCTGCAATACTTGTTTTAACTTTAAATTTATTTAAGTATCTGTAATCTTGCATTACGGGAAACCCTATGGGTGTTGTCCATTTCATTGGAAGATTTGCTCGACTAAATACTTTTGCAGTTTCTTGAAACCATTTCATTAAATTACTAGCTAATCTAATTTCATTTTCTAAATGTTTCCAAACAATACTAGCTAACCATTTACAATCAGCAAAACCGTCATCTTCTAAACATTTAGGTTTATGTCCTAGTTCAACTTGTTTTTTATATTCATCATAAATTTGTTGCCTAGCACCGTAGGGTTTTAAACCGTAAACATAAGTCATAATGTTTCTCTTAACTATTGATCGAGAAATACCATATTGAAGCCACCTGTTAGCTACACGAGCACCAGCTCCAGCAGCTTCTTTTACCTCTTTCTCGACCTTTAAAGCTACTGTTGTATAAACATCTTGAGGTTTATCAGATGGAGAAACATTCACTTTTCTGGCAGTATCTTCGTCCTTCATTAAAATTGATAATATTTGTAGCCCAGAGCAAGTAGCATCTACGCTTACAGGAAGGTTGCACTCGTACTCGACCCCTTGTTCTAAATATCCTTTAACATGATGACATGCTTGTAGAAATTCCATAGGTTTGTCAGCGTCATTCCAACCCAAGTTCGAAAACGGATCGGAAGCGTAAGATATAATTTCTCGTTCCATACCTTTAATAAAATCAACTCTTTCATCATAAGTAATTTTATCATTACCATAAGTGTTGGCAGCGTGGACATACAACCAGTAGTGTCCAGAAGTACCTAACTTCTCGGCATTAGAAAAGCATATAATGGACTTTATTTTCTGATCTGACTGATAATTATATGTAGTTCCAACGCTGTATACCCTACCCCTTGTGTCTACATTTTTAACAAAATGAAACTTTTTAAAGTCTTTATACTCATTAGCAATATCTCTTGCAGTAGAAGTATTCACAACTTTTGATACTCTAGCAATTTCATCTGCATATACTCGACTTAAATCTCTTTTGTACTTACGTAGGAGATTTCGTCCTTGCTCACTATCATCGTCTATTTTAGGGTCACGATAAACCCCTTTTGGCTTACCTTTATCATCGAGTAATCGTTCACGGGAAGGGAAGTTCCCGATGGTAAGATTATTATCCCATATATGATTAAATATTGGCAACATATTTTGGTCTGTTGCAAATTCAACTCCTTGTAAATAATTAATAGCACCGTAAAAATCTTTTAAATCTTTATCCTTTAGACTAGCCAAGTATTGATAATCTTCTGTTTTAACTAAAGGGGATTTAGATAAGTATTCATTGATGTAGCCACCAGAAAAAGCTGAAGTCCAATCGTTAGGTTTAACGACCATTGGTTTATGGTAGGGTGTGAGGACAGAACAGCGAAAATTACCGTCATCTATCTTATCTTGTATCTCTTTTGTAAGAGTTAAATAGTTTTGTGTATTATTTTTTCTAACTTTAATTGTTTTCCTTTCAATTAAATCAGTATGGGCAATAGTTAAACTTATTAATTGTTGACCTATTAAAACTGTTTTAGCAATATTCCATTTTTCTATTTGTATTTTAAATTTATCTAAAGTGTGGGAGAAAACTTTTTTCCGATGCTCAATGTTCGTAGTTCTCGTCATCAAATCTCTTAAAATTCTATTGTGTAGAAATGGTTTATCTTTTTTAAAGATTAAACTTTGTTCTTCTAGTTCAATCATCTTTCCAATCGATACAGAAATTTGGAGCATAGTTTTATTTAATGCTATACCGTCAATAATACCTTTCAGAGTTATTAAAGATATTTTTTTAGGGTCATCTAAATCACGTAAAGGAATTACAGAAGTAGCCCGTACCCCTGCCTTCCCAGTTAAGTTCTCGTCTATAAAATGTTGTATTGCTTCACTTAAAGGGACGAGATATTGCTTTTGCAGGTAGATGTATGGAGGCGTGACTGAATTTCTACCTTTCTCGACATTCTTTTTAAGCTGTTGTTGATACCTTTCTTTACCTTTTGCAATCATCAGACCCTCTCGGTCTAGTTCTATCTCTCTTAAAGTCTTTTCGTTGTGTATCATTACTGCTCCAATTAATTATTAGTTAATGTATGTTTAATATCAAACTTATCTGGGTGGTTATACGCTTGTGTCATTCTTATATCACTATGTCCAACAACTAGCTGCACCGTTTCAATACCTATTTTACGTTTTAATAAACGTGTTATACAAGTATGCCTTAAAGAGTGGATAACAAAATCCTTTTCATTAGCCATTCCAAGTTCTCGTCTTACTTTTCGCCAAGTCCATTCAACACTAGATATAGAAAAAGGGAAAGGTGATTTAAGTCTTCTTTCTCGTCTTTGTTTTAGCATATCCTTTACTCTTTGAAACATAGGCACATCTCGGTCTTCACCATTCTTTGTATTTACAAATTTTATAAAATCATTTTCAAAATCAACATCGTCCCAAGTTAATTTCAATGCCTCACTTAATCGACAACCAATATCAATTAAAAAAATCCAAAGGCAAGTCTTATCGGCATACCCTAGTTCATTAGATTTTCTAATCAACTTATCTTCTAGTTCTGTTGATAAGGTAAATTTTCTTCTGTTATTAGTCCTCTCATATTCAATTATTGGTTGACCCCAATTAAATGAAAATCCTCTACAACCTTTAACGTAGGTCACAAGTTTAGATACAGAAGCTAACTTCCTATTCATAGTTCCTCGACTATAATGTAGCTTGTTTAGTAGATAAAATTTAAACTCTCGTATCGTATCGGTAGACACATCGTTCATTAACCTGTATGCACCGTAGTATTTTTTAAATACATTTGCGTTCCGTAGACTATTATAACCGTCTTTTTGTCTACTCCATTCCATAGTATTAACTTTATCGATTGCGTCTTTAACAGTTATTATATTTTTAGGCATAGCCCTCTCCTTTTGATGTTAGTTCCTAATAATTTTTATGATATCTACCCAATACATATAGTCATATTTATAAATATTGCCTTATAAAGTCAAGCTGAAAACGAATTGTAAAAATGACCTGAAAACGAATTGTGATGATAGTAAAAATTTTTAAAAAAAAAATTTCTCGTTTTAGTTGTGCAATTTTTACGTGTGTTTTTTAAGGGTCTATTTTTGGACAATAGACCCTTAAATTTTTAAAGATTAATTATAATGTAAATCTCTAAAAAATCTTAATCCACCTACTAAAATCATAGCTACACCAATCCACGTTTGAAAGTGTAAAGTAATAATCACACCTAAAAACATTAATGCAAATGATAAAGCAAATGTCACAGCACATAAAACAGCATTAAACATTTTTTAACCCTCTCTTTTTATTGATTTGCTTATTTTTAAAGTCGACAAATATAATTTTCTGCCCACCGTGTAGGGTGATGTTTGTATTTCTCGACTTATTCTTTATGGTATTAAAAGAATATTTAAGGTTTTTTTTGGTTCTGTCTGGTGCTGCATCAGGGAGAACCTGAACCATTTTAAATTTTTTATCTTTAATATTATCTTTAGTAATAAAAATATTCTTACTAGCTAGATAATCAATTAAATTAAAATCTTTATTTTTCATAATTTGTACATATTCCAGTTTTGCATAATGCTTTAAAAAATAGATCTCGCAAAAAATCACTTTTTGCATAGCTTGTTTTTAATAAATTTTTCATATTTTTAAATTTAAATACTTTCTAATTAATGTTTTTAATTTTGGGTGTTGTATTTCTAATACGTTTGGTGTTCCAAAAATTTTAATCCCATATTCAATAATTCTTTTTTCTTTATCAGTACAATTTTTTCCAAAATTTCGTGGGTGTCTAGGTATCAAAAAAGTATTTGATCGACCTCTACGTTGATCTATGGACGATTTTTTTTTAACATTACCTATCATTTTTTATCTTTTAATAATTTTTCTGTTTTTTCTCTTTTTAAAATGTTCCGTGAAAACTCTAGGTTTTTTTATTTCAATTACTTTTCCTCTATTCTGTTTTAAAATTTTAGGTGCATAAGTAAATTCTTCTTTTAATAATACTTGATCGTTTTTTAAGTTGCCTAAAAATTTCTGATTAAATTCATTTAAAAACGGATATGTATTTTTATTTATAGATATAAATTTAATAAAATCTTTATAAGATAAATTTTTATTAGAACCATTTTTAGAAAACATAACCAACCCATGTACAAATTCAATATATCTTGAAATTGTTTGAGGTTTTGTATTTCCTTTAAATATTCTAAATTCAACCGTTTCAGAGTGTTGTAAATTTACAGCTTGATATTTATCGTTCATTTTATCCAAAGCTGTATAATCTCGATTATCTAATTTTTTTCCGTCTGTTCCAAATTCTTTTAAATGGATATCAGTAGTTTTTAAAATGTCATTTAATTCGCAATATGTATTTCCACTTCGACCACTTAATTCAGTTATATAATTTAAATTATTTTTTGCATTTGTAAATTCTAACATTTTTCCAATTTGTAGACTTGATAAAGGTTTTCTTGATACGTGAATATGGATACCAGTAGATCGCATATTATAAGATCGTAAACTATTTTTAGTGTGATTAAAAAAATTAAAAAATAAGTCTGTTGTTTTAATAAAAT